CTTCTTACTATATAAAGATTGATGGATTGATCCGTTAATGAATTACCTTTAACCGATTTAATTGACAAAGTAATTTGTTGATTATTGACGATTTAGTGTTTATGACTTAACGGCCCTGATCAATCCATCCTGTAACATGATTTTAGTAATCTCAGAAAGGATGGTGTGAACTATGGGTATAAAAGAAGTTAACCTACGTTCTTCGGCTCAAGCCGTTCTCACGTCTGACCAGATTAGTTCTCTACTAATCCGGACGGGAAAGAAGCCGAAAGATCGTGAAAACAGAATGAAGAGTAGGTACGATTCACGGTTGCTTCATGCTAGCTGTGAAGTAATTAGTAAAACTCAAGTTGCGGGTAAACAAGAAGTGATTAGTGAATTGAAAGCTAGCTGCGAAGATAATTCAATCACTAAGCAGTTTTACCATCATGGTGCCACTATGTCTAATCTTGAAGGATTTCAAGATCCTTCTAAAGCTAGAAAAGACACTAGTTGGTACTTGCAAAATCGGTGTGCCAGACGCCTGCTGAAGAAATTCTTGCATGTTACTTCTTTGGAACCTTTGAAAGTTACCAAGGATTGTGATCCGCTTGATTTCTTCGCAAATCCTGAGGCTAGTGCTGGTGCTATCGGTGAGGGTTCAAAGGCTGATAATGCAGAATTATGCTTATCAACTGCTCTCAAAATCAAGGGTATGATCCATGCTGGATTAGACTTTTCAACAATTCAAGTTCCACTGATGCCGTTTCATCGTGCTCAGATTGGCGATTATTGTGAAGATGGTCACCTTACAGGTACTGTTTCACTTAAAGATCGCTTGGTTCTTGGTGTTGACGGTGGAACCGTAATGGTTGAAGGACAGTATTTTATACCGTTTTACAATCATTTAAAATCTAATTTCTGGAGCTATAGTGGAGGAGATGATCCTCAAACACTTAGGCGAAAGATTTACAGCTGTTGGGGAATGAATTGGTTATCCGTTGACTACTCTAAGTTTGATCAATCCATTCAGGATTGGTTAATACGACAGGTATTCGGGATAATTAAAGAGTTCTTTGACGTTCAATACCACAGAGAGATTGACTGGATCTGCTATAACTTTACCCATGGGAATATTCTCTTGGGTTGGGATCAAGCGATTGCTCCTATTAACCGTGGTATTATTAGCGGTAGTTTTGGCACCCAGGCAATAGGTACACTTTGTAACCTCTACATGTTCTTGTCATATCTCTGTGACCTCGGTTATAGGGAAATGGTAGCTCCAAAGGCAAAACGAATCGATGATGAAGAGAAAATCAACATCATTATCCGCTACGTCGAATCATTAGCTTGCAAAGATGGTCATCTTACCTTACAGGGAATGGGGGATGATTTACTCGCATTTACAATGCGGTCCATTGATGTTAGCGACTTGAGTAGATATGTGGAGCGAATCTTTGGGGTAAAGATCCATGACGATGAGAAAGGTGCAAGATCCGGTTTTAGGACTGCTCCATACTATTTGAAGCGTCAGTGGCGTGGACTTAGTGGTGAGTATCGTGATCTATTAGATTTATTCGTGAATCTTGTGCATCCTGAACATGTTAGGCACTATGAGGAGAAGGGCTTTAGTCCTTGGCATATTCTGTATGGTATATTTTTAACATACAGAGCCTCCTTCCCAGGTATCTCTGAAGATTGGTTAATTGAGAAAATGAATGACACCGGCGGAATAGACGCACTGCTGAGGTTGGAACCC